GATTGTATAATCCAATCTAAATCTAACGTAGCAGCAAGAGCACTAGTGCCGTGGTCAAGAGTAAAAGTGTTTGTACTTCCTGTTACGTCTACGTTGTAATTTGAACTATCAATACCATAAGTATTAGTTGGGTCGCCTTGTATTGTGAAAGTATTACTATCTCCATCAAATTCAAAAAAGCCTGTAATACTATCTCCTAATATATCACCAAGAAATTTGTTAGTATCGCCTATTTGATTAATATCAAGAGTTAATGAAGTTCCGTCTAAATCAAGAGCTGTTAAAGTACCTGCTACAGAATTCAAGCCACCAATAATGTTTCCTGAACCAAGCTGTTCTAAATCTATATTAGCGGTAGCACCTGATTGGTCTACATAAATTTCATTATCAGCCGCGTATATTGTCGATGCATTCAGCATCACAATCAGGCTTATCAATCTCAATTGTTTCATTTTTAATCTCCCAAAAACCTTTAGCATAACCTATTTTGACGATTTGTAAAACTGATTCCTCTATAGCTCTCTGCAGTGCTAAAGTTGTAGGCTCGTTTTCTGCGTCTCCTGTTTCTATTTCTACTAATTCTGTACCTGCTTCTATAAACCTAAATACATCTTGTGATTGACCATAACTATAAATTTGCTTACTTACTAAAACATCAATCAATACTTCTCCTGTAGCTATAGAAATCATACGTAAAGCAACTGTTATATTATCTATACGATATTGTTTGCTTGTACCTATTCCTAAATATCTAGCACCTATACCACCACTTTTAATATTTGTGTCATAACCAATAACAGCACCTTCCATAAGAACACCTGCAAATAATAAAGGCATGATAGGTTTTTTACCGTCTGTTTCTTCGTTTTGTTCTCTTGCAGAACGTATCAGTTGTCTTTCTTTAGTCAGGTTATCTAACCCCACCCTTTCAGCTACTCTAAAAAATTTACCACCAGATGTATGTTTTAAACTTCTAATTAATAAATGACTTGGAGCTTGGGTTAGTGCTGTACTAAATAAAGCAAATTCACTATTGCTTTTACGTTGTCCTGTTTGGTCTGTAAAACTATTAGGATATACCGCAACAACGATAGGTATTTTAGGCTGTGGTGCGTTTAATAATTCTTCAGATTGTATTTGTAAAACACTAGGTAAAGTTTTACCTTGTTGTAAATTAGTATCTACAGGAGCTAAACTACAACTAGAAAGAAAAATCGCCAATAGGCAACTGTATTTCTGTAACATTTCCATCTGCATCGGTAATAATTAAACTTATAACTCCATCTTTGATACTATATTGTATAGTGTTGCCCTCTAAGGTTAAAGTTCCTTCAGTGCTAGGAGTTTCCCCGAACAAATTTTCTACTAGTTGTCTTGATAGCTGTGCATAGATACGTGATTCAAGATTTCTAATAAATCTAGCTAATGTAGTATTTTCTTTATCTCTTTCTATTTGGTCTTGTATCGCTTTTAGTTCTTCTTTAATACTCATTTTTCTATTAAATTCTTGGTTTTCAATAGTTAAATAATGTGACGAAGTATTAATACCATTAAACGAAGGATTTTTAAATTTATGAGTTATAGTATCTGACCAAAGGTTTTGACAAAAAATACCTACAAACATAGCTATCCCTAAAACCATTAATATTTTAGTTATTAGTAATTTTTCTTTTTCTTCTTTCATTACAACTCCTAATGTAAAACCCTATCTTCGCTTAAATCTTCTTCTACTCTCATAACTATTTCTATAAGACCTACTATTTCTACACCATAAACAACAGCTTCCATTTCAGCCTCAGCTAAACTTCTAGCATAAATATAAGGTCCTGAATATATTTTGCCATCGTGTTTAAATTCTGTTGCGTATACTTTCATAATTAATCTTTTCTTTGGTCATCTCTATCTGCTTTAGCGATTTTATTACTATCTATAAGTTGCGGCACACCTAGTATAGTTTTAATCAAAGTATCTTGTCTTATAATTTCGTTATCTAAACTACGTATTCTATCTATTAACGCTACTAAAATACCGTGTTGTGAATCAAGTTTTGTTCCTAAACGTTCTTCTATAGCAGCTATTTGATTTTCAACTTTTTCATCTACGGTATCTAGTTTAGTTTCCATACCGTCTACAATACGCATAATAAGTTTATATATAAACCAACCTAACCCTATTGCTGCTGCTATGGGAAAACCAACTTCTTGAATTAAAGTAACGGCTGATTCCATTAATAATCACCCCAAACTTTAGTTTTAGTTCCTCCGTGATATTCTACTGCATGACCTTCATCTATAAGCATTTGACAAATATCTTTGCCATCTTCTGTATAAGGTATGCCCAATATACGACCGTATTTACCTTTACCTAAAGATTTAACTTTTATACTACCACAACAAAGTTCTTTTAATCTTTCTTTTGCAGCAAGACCTAATTTCTTTTCTGCTAAATCTCTAGTTCTAGATTCTGGTGTATCTATACCTGCTAACCTAACTCTTTGTTTATGTAGCTTTACGTCAAAACCTAAATCTAATATACAATCAAATGTATCTCCATCAACGATTCTATCTAATGTTGCATTATATACAAATGCATCTGGTGCTTTTTTAGCCATTTAACATTTCCACCTTTTACGTGCTTGACGTAATCTTGAATTAGGATTTTTTGCTGCTTTAGGAAATTTTTTCATTTGTCCTGCACTTCTAGCACAATAAGACTTTCTTCTTTTTGCTGCTTTACTTCCTTTTTTAACTTTACCCGTAACTGCCGTTTTTAGTTTACTTCCAGGATTTTTTCTTCTGTAAGCTTTTACGCCTTTCTTAGTCATACCCGCACCTGATTTGGTTTTACGGTAATTACCGCCTTTACCTGTAGTACGTCTTATAGACTTTTCTTTGCGTTTTTTAGCCACTACTTTTTCTTTTTCTTTTTATAAGCTGTTTTTGCAGAACGTTTAAAAGCTGCGGCTGTAGGTGCACCTTTTGCTCCTTTTTTACGCATTTTCTTTCCTGCTTTTTTCTTTTTATTAATATTGTAGTAAAGACCTTTTTTAACTCGTCTACCGTCTTTAGTAGTGTGATACTTACTACTAGATTTCTTTTTAGATTTCTTTTTTGCGGGCATTTTATTCTCCTATTTTTTCTTTTTCTTCATTTTCTTTTTATAGGCTTTAGCTGCTGCCTTACCTTTTTTAGTGTATGAAAATTTTTTCTTTCCTACTTTTGGCATATTATTCTCCTTGTTTTAATACTCTATCTTTCAATCTTATAGCTCTTGGACCTACTTGTATAGCCCAACGACTATCTAACATTTCAACTGCGGCTTTATCCCATTTATGTTCTTCCATCGCAGCCAAAAACTTTTTAAATTTTAATAACCTTGTTATACCTAAATTAAAACACATATTCGCCATAACTCTTTGTAAATCTTCTGGTAAATCTTTCCACCACGTCATATTCCTATCTAAATCATTTATAACGTTTTGTATATCTTTTTCAAAACACTGAGTTATTCTTTCTTCAGAAACAGGAGTATCTACGTCTTGTCCGTGTTCTGGGTCTGTTTCTAATATTAAATGACCTATACCAAAAGTTGGATAACCTAAATGGTCTAAATATATTTTATCGATACAACCTTCATCAAAAGTTAGTTCTTCTTGTAATTTTTTCATATCCATAATAGTTTCCTTTATTCTATTGTTATTGTTGTTGCCCCACCAGTTGAAACGCTTACGTTCCCTAATGCTGTCGTTCCCTGAACTCCCTTCTCTGTTCCAGAATATATATTTATCCATTTAACACCTGTCCATAATTGTAATTGGTTTGTAGAAAGATTCCAAATAACGTCTCCTGTATTAAATTTATTTACGTTTCTTTGTGTTTCGTTTACCGTCAGTGTAGCATCAATATCTTTAGAATTTAATGATAATTCTAAAACCCTAACTAATCTATTAAACAATGAAGGGTCTACAGGTCCTATGGCTTCAGGTAGTTTTGTTTCTAATAACTTAGTCACTATCGTTTTCCATCAGGTTTAACATCTAATCTAGTCGCACCTAATCTAAAACCCATTCCTACATCGTTTACATCATCATCATTAGATTGCACTCTTAAGACAGCCTGTCTACCACGTAAACGTGTATCTATTTTTGTAGTATTTGAAAAACAAGATGATGTAGAAACTGTTGTAAGGTCTTCTCCAGGAAAGTTTCTTCTTTTTAAAACAAAATCTATTTTTTGTCCTGAACTACCCGTTGCATCTGTGCCTGTAAATTTTACATCAGGTATAAGTCTACTTATATGTTGAAACTCTTCTCCTTCGCCTAAATCAAAATCACTAGATTCAATAAAAACATTTTGCATAGCAGAACCATCATCATCGTTACCTACTTCATGGTTAAAAATACAGTTTGTATTAGAAGATGTTTCATATGTAGCAATAGGTTTATCAAAAACACCTTCGTCTAACCAAGCGTTTCTAGATAATTGTCCTATAGACCACACATTTTCGTCATAGTTATAAACTAGATATCTATCTATATTAGTTGCTCCTGATGAACAATAAAACCAACCTACTTCATTAAAAGCTTTATTAGAAAAAGCAAATATTTGAAAACTTTGTGAATCATTTATATCACTAAAAACATAGTCTAAAACAGAACAAGGTAAACTTTGAACCTGACCTGTATAGGTATAAAAACCTTTTTTATCCATCCAAAACACACCCTTAGGTGTATTAACCATAGCATTAGGACCAACTAAACCTACTCCTTCATTAACTAAATTAACACCAAAAGTAAAAGGTTGTCCTACAAAAGTTAATGAATATAAAGCTGTATCTGTCCAAACTAATGTTTCTTGTCTAGCTCTAAGTGCACCTATAATTGCAGAACCTGCAGACAACCTTAAAGAACCTGCAGTATTAGTAGGTAAAGGCTCCCATTCTGTAACGTTTTCTTGGTCGCTAAACGCTATAAGCCTTTTCTATCTTCCTCTTAT